CTTTTTGTTTGTAAACTTTGTAAATATTTTCCAGGATACTTTGTCCAAAAGGCCAAAAAAAGTCAAGTCCTTCGTTTAGGCTAAGATGCACAATGTGTCTAGCATCTAAGCAACTTTCATTCATAGCCTGTTGGAACCGATTGTTGCCGACACCGCCGGCTCCGCCTGCATATCCGCCGGCACCACCTGCGCCTGTGCCTGAATTACCTTGGCCCATGCTACCAGTAGGGCGACTTACATAGTAGTCCTGTGTAGTTTTACTAGCTACACTCATGTTCTGAAAATTAGGATTAATATCACGAATAATATACTGCTCGGGACGTTTTCCTTCTGATTCGTTTACAATAACACGACTTACTTTGGTCATATCAACCCAGTACATTTCAAATGTTTCTGGGTCACGAACAAACACTTGGTCACCGTACTTGATTGTGTTGCGAAACAGCTTGAACATACGCTGATCTAACTTGTTCATCTTGGTCCACTGTTGCAACTGCTTTTTAATAATTTCTACTTCGTGGTCAGTTGGTTTATCTTTGAAATGAATGTCAAACGGTGTTTCGTTATCTTCATTCATCTGTGTTGAGAATTCACTAATAATATCAAGACATGCATTTACTTCCGAATCCATGTCCATGTTTTCATACTGATTATAACGCTCAACACGATTAGGGTGCCCTGTATAAACTTCGGGTAGTCGGCTGGCATAGTTTCGAAATGCAAAATCGTTGCCAGACCCGCCTGGAGCAAATCCTGCTCCTGTGCTACCTTGGCGGGCATAGCCCGGTAAGCCAAATTGATTTGTGCCGGAAATTGGGCTTAGTTGTCCGCCAGAATCAGGGACTTTAAAATATTTTCTCCACCCACCATTACGACCGTTTTTACCGTTGTCAATTGCCATAGTGTATTATTTATCGCAAACTAGCTAGCGGCTTTATATTGTTTCTCTTGTACTGCCAGTTGTCGTTGATTGGTTCTATTAAGGGCTTCGAGGTTGGCATTAATTGCCATAAATCCTGTGGCCAATGTGACTTCCTCGGTTCTTGTTTGATTACTGGCCTGTGCTTGTTGTGCTGGCGGTAGTGTGGTAGCCGGTGTAGCATTGGCTAACTGCGGCTGAAATCCGCCGGTTGGTCCAGTGGGTGTCGACACTCCTGGAATTTTTCCAGCAATTCCTGATAGTTTTGCACCATAGTTAGGATCTGTGGCATACCCTGTTTTGGCTTGTGCTGATATTGCCTCTTCTACTGTGCCTGCTTGTAGCACATCTTTATATCTTTTATTTTCACCAAGGAATTTTACATAATCTGCAGCTGACTCTTGCATACTTCCGTACTTGCGGAAGTTTTGATTCATGGTAACCATTTTACCATTTACAAATTCTTGAGTAGCTACTCCGCCAGATCCTTGCTCTCCTGGTCGAGCCTTGATGCCAAAATAATTTTGACTACCAGCAGTGCTCTTTCCGTACCCTGTTTCTAATGCCGATTGTGCTGTGCCTAACTTAGCAATAACTTCTGGGTTTTTTACCCCTTGTTTTTTAGCTTCAGCCAACAGATTGTTATACATCTGATCAAGGAATTCTTTTTGCGTTCCTGTTGCGGGTTTTGCAGGTGCGGCTGCACCCGGAGGTGGCGTGACAGGTGGCGTGGCAGGTGATGTAGGTGATGCCGCGGGTTTCGCAGGTGCGGCTGCTGGGATAGGGCCCCCAAACTTTTCATTGATAAATCCTGTAACCCGTTTGATTGATCCAGCAAATGCATCCACAGCCGGAACAACATTTTTAACTAGATTGAAACTGAGTTCTTGAAGATCCTTGCTGGCTCCTGCAACTTTACTTTGTGCATCGGCAAAAGATCCAGTGGCACCCTGTCTATTTCTTATTTCGGATTGAACTTGCTCCGCCGCCGCCTCTGCTGACATGCCGGTGGCTGCTTGAATTTCCATTTGACGCTTGCCCATCTGCGCCAAATCAAACAGTTGAGCACCAGCACCTCCAGCCATATCTCCGCTAAATTTTATTATACCGGCAAAACTTTCGGCGCCAGTTAATGCTGATTTATTCATGTCAGCTAGCGCCGCTGTTGCTGAGGTTCCTTCCTTAATAGCGGCAATGTTTCTAGTCATAGCACCACCCATTACCATGTCTAATTCCACTGCTTCTTTGGTAGTTGATATGCCTGCCAACGATGCTCGTGCAATATCTGCCGCTGGTCCAGTTAACCCGTTAACAAACAGTTCCATCTGGGCCGCTTGTTTTTCTTGGCCGTTGTTCTGCATTTCAAAAATCATAGCACGGAACTTGGCGTTAGTTAGATTTTTCTGTTGTTCTTCTTCTTGTTGCTTACGAGTCGCTCCGGTGATACGAGCAATTTTATCCACTTCAAGTATGTAATCTTGTGTGCTGTTCTTCAACTGTTCAAAAGTTTTGCCTTGAGTCAATCCTAATCTGGAAAAAGTCGATATGTATCTTCCTGCACTTTCGCCTACTCCGTCAAAGCTCATACCTAATTTTACAAATTCGGCACCTATATCTCCTCTGGTTAAGGCTCCGGCTATCTTACTAAATTGTTCAGCACCTTCAGAAACACTGCCACCAAGAGCAGTAAGACCTACAGTGCTTTGATTTACAACCTTGGTGAATGTGGGCAGGCTAACCAAGCCCATGGCTTTAAATTGCCGTTGTACTCCGTCAATACCGTCGGCTGCTAGTGCGCCCGACTCACCTAGTGCATTATAATTTTTAGCTAGATCATCCAGCTGATTCATTACAAATTTAGCAGCTTCGCCTACACCCTGTGCAAACTCTTTTGCAGCACCACCAATTACAGGAATCGCTCCAACAATACCGCCCAGAGCCTTGGTTGCCATATCAATGGCGCCGTTGAGTGACGAAAATGCGCTTCCGCCCTTCATTACTTGGCCAGCAGCTCCGGCCATGGCGGATCCTACAGATGATACTGATTTGGAAAATTTGGTTAATTCATTGTCGGCAACAGCGGTGTCAGTACCAAGTCCTTGCATAGACCTGGTTAGCTCTGCCATTGCTCGTTGTAGTTCTTCTTCGTTTTCTAAAGCCATGTTTTATGCGCCGATAAGTAGTGTACTATCTATTTATGGTGAAAAAATGACCAATCCTTTAAGTCAGTATTTTAGACAACCCGGCATCTATATCAAACTTCCCAGCCAAGGACAACACTATCCTGCGGGTGCCTTAGACATGCCTGCTAACCAAGAGTTACCGGTATTGCCCATGACTGCTATTGATGAAATAACCTATCGAACTCCTGATGCATTATATAACGGCAGTGCAACCATTAATGTTATACAAAGTTGTGTGCCTAATATAAAAAATGCATGGGAAATTCCGTCCACCGATTTAGATACTGTGTTAATCGGCATTAGAATCGCCAGCTACGGGCATGAAATGGAACTGGCATCTACTTGCCCGGCCTGTCAGAACACTACAGAACTTACATGCGATCTACGACATGTGTTGGATCAAATTCAAAAACCCGATTACAGTCAATGCATACCGGCCGGGGATATGGAAATCTTTTTACGGCCCATGACTTATAAAAATCTCAATGACAACAATCAGGTACAATTTGAGCAACAAAAACTTTTGCAAACTCTAGGCGAAGCTGATCTTCCTGAATCTGACAAAATGACAGCATTGGGCGCTGCGTTAAAAAAAGTAACAGAACTTACTGTGCATTCACTAGCCCAGAGCATTGGCGCTATTAAAACTCCCACTGCCTTGGTCAGTGAGCCCGAATACATCACTGAATTTTTGAAAAACTGTGACCGCAACTTGTTTAATCGCATACGCGATAAAATTATTGAGCTCAAAGCCAAAAGCGAAATGCAACCACTTAAACTTAACTGCCCTGACTGCCATCACAAGTATGAGCAGTTGATTACTCTGGATATGTCCAGTTTTTTCGAATCCGCCTCCTGATCTCAAGCTCTGATCAGATTACAGAAATGATCGAGCAGATGGAAAAAGAAACAGATACAATCAGGCAAGAGGCGTTAAAAATGTCTTGGTACATGCGAGGTGGCGTTAGCTATGCCCAGGCCTTGCACCTTAGCACAGCCGAGCGTAAATCATTGAATGACCTAATCAAAGACAATTTAGAGACCACTAAAAAGTCGGGCCTCCCGTTTTTCTGAAAATATGTTAGACCTAGATACCGTAAAATATCACATAGGACTCTGGATAGAGACTTTTGTGGAAGTCCCCCATCCTGCCCTAGGCGGTTGGCCCCCTTGTCCGTATGCTCGCAAGGCCAGGCTAGATCAGGACTTTACAGTTAGGGTAGGAGTTAATCCCTACTTTGACCTTCTTAATGTTGCCAGAGACGGACTAAGTGGCAAAAGTGTGTTAATACTTGCATACAATCCCGACGAATTCTTTTATTCACAATTTACTAGCGACATTAAAGCTGCTAACGAAGAAGCATTGCTACAAAACGATTTGCTGGCTTTAGAGGATCATCCTGGGGATCAAGAAATTGTTAACGGTGTTAGCATGAATCAAGGCACGTATGCACTGGCACTTGTACAGAGCCTAACGGACCTAAATGAAAAAGCCCAACTTGTTGCCAAGCAGGGCTTTTATGATACTTGGCCCGAAGATTACTTACAGGCTTTGTTCAAACACCGTAAAGATCCGCGGGCAACTTAATTTTACTATCACGTTTGCACAGCCAAACATATTGATCTACATCTTGGGACCAAACATCACCGTTCCACCACTCAAAGCCCTGTATCTCTGCCTTGTAAATTGAACTTTTTTCGTATCCTGGGCCTAAATAAACATACTCGTACTCTTGTTGTTTAGCCCAAGCAATTTCATGTTCTAGACTACGTGACCCTAGGCGAGAGGCCGGTAAACTATAATCCCATACAAACAAACACGTTTCAATAGCCTGTGGTGAATAATGGCGCAGTTTGGCCCATGCTACAAAAATGTCATCATGGTAGTAGGCAATAAAACGATCACCGCTTAGACGTTGCCCTACTTCAAAATATTTTTTAAATTTTTTATAATAGCAATAGCTAGTATAGATATGATCCATTTCTGTAAACTGACTAGCAGTAGGATTTACTAATTCGCAAGCAGTATCCAATATAGTGTAATTGGTGTTAGCAACTGCTACTCTTGTGCTACGACTTTGATACCAGCGTATTTGATTATTTCGTATGGTTTGTAAAAAACCCATTTCTAAAGCTGCATTGTGTTCTATCAATTCAACATCAATGAGCTCGCAACGGAAATGAAAAAACTCGCCTTGCTCTTGTTGGCCAAAATTATGATCAAACTTTATTTTCATATAATTATATATGTATATTATTACTCAAGGATAAAATAATGGATCTCTACACTATATGGGCAAACAAAGAAGGCGACATTTCGGACTTAGATTGGGTCAACGGCATGAAAAGTTTCTTTGAACAGTTAATTAGTGAGGGCAAAATGGAAACCTACAGAATTACTCGTTGTAAGATGGGCTTCCGTAGTATCGCCGACATGCCCGAATGGATGATTCTAATGGAATTTAAAGACATGGCGCAGATGGACAGTGCCTTTAAGAGGGTTGCTCCGTTAGAAGGAGAACTAGAAGTCAAACACAAAAGTTTCAATCAGTTTGTTAGTGGAGATATACAACATGCCTTGTTTAGAGATTGGCCCGATACGTTCTAGATGAAAAAGTTTGTAAAACTAGACATTTGTATGATTTTCTTAGCGTATGTACAAAAAGATTTTGCTTTGTTTAGTTTTGTAAGATTTTGTTAGCGGTAATAAAAGATTAGCTACGCTAATCTATGTCTTTCGTTACACTCAGACATGATTGTTTTTCTTACGCATTATCCAGATTATGTGGTCACAATTCACCGTTACGGTGAATTGACCTTGACACATTATCCGAGTGACAGCAGTCATTTATTATAAAGAGATTGTATTTCTACGCAGAGGCGGTTGACCGGTACCCCTTACTCTAGCTTCACAAATCAACGGAACCCTAGTGACCCGACAATAAATCCAAGTCCTATAAGCATGAGTCGTATCTTTTTCAACGGAGCCCAAACCATTTGTTGCCTTAAGTTAGCAATTGCCTTTCGCACACAAGATTATCCGGACCGGGTATTTCACCGTTCCTCCTTGCAAGTCTAGCTACCTAGACCAAACATAGCGGATTAATGCCTTACTGTTGATTTTCTAAAAATGTTTTTACTTGATGGAAGTAATGCTGGTTGCTTTGGGTGCCTGGATGCATCTTATCAAAATTTAAATCTGTTTTATTTTTAAGGAATGAATCATATAAATTGATCCAATTAGTAGCATCAATACCGCCGGCTAACTCATAGTCGGCATGCATTATGTTATAAAGTTTAAAAATGTCTTCGTCGTTGCGTGATTCAATATTCAGTATTTCTTTTTTAGTAAATGATGTAAATTGTTCTGGCATGGCTCCGGGTAATCTAACAAAGTAATCTTGGTCCCACGGGCATAGTCCGTTAATAAAAAATAATTTAATATTAAATTCTTTAGCCAATTTTTGTAAAATATTAGAATATTCTACAACCTTGACAATTTCGTGATGCAGATGATGCAATACTAATAATCTGTCTAATAAATCATCTAAATATTTTCTAGTCCACTTATCCCCACGATTTAAATTGACATCAAATTTAGATCGGGCAGTTGGTGATAGTTGTTCAGTAGTAGGCCAAAGTTCAAATCCAACACTAAAATTATATCTTGGCATGCCGGTCCATTGACAAAAAAGCATACTAATATCAAACCGAGACTCTGCAATTGCTCGTGTTACAATTGTAAATATTTCTGAATTAGATGCACCGCCCTTTCCTAAATTTACAAGTTCTAAATTTTTTAACTGATCAATTTGATCACAACACAAATTGACCCATAAATTTGGAGAATTTTTACATTGTTCAACAACCCCGAGTTCGTCCCACCCACTTCCGGCAGTAAACGAACATCCAGCAAAAATTACTTTACTCATTATCATTTTTTCTTTTAATTATATGACTACCATGTACACGTACTTGTATGTGCCCGTTGTAGTAATCATCTGTTTCTAATACACGTCTTGAGAATTGTTCGCGAGCTTCTATGTAACTACATTCGGATTTAGACCTACAGTAGTATAATATTTCGCGAGTAAAGTTGCCTGGTCCTAGTTGTTCTATGTCTTTTGTTAATTCCGGACTTGATCCGTAGTATAGTTGCCAGTCTGAATCGATTTTGCTTCTGATTTTCTTGCGTTTTTTGTTGCCGTTTTTAAGTTTTATTGTTTTATATGTTGTCTTACTAAATTTTGCTAATTTTTTTCCAATGTATTTCCTACCGGTTAAGTTATTTGTAATCAAATATACAAAACCAACGCACTCTTCGGGCAAAACATCGATTTGTTTGTTTTCGTAAAGCCATACCATGGACTAGTAGTTATCATACCGCAAGCTCGCTTGTTAAAAAAGTGTCTGCCTGTTTTAAAGTTTTAAAAATTGGCACATTTTTAATTAAGGTATTTTTTAAAAAATATTCTTTTATTAATATATTGTCAAAACTATCCAACTTGATGTTTGACTTACCAGCGATAACTGCTTTAGAATTATACCCTATTGCGTCTTTTAAATTTGTATGTACTGTAAAACAATATTGTTGAATCTCTCCCTGGGCCGATAACCATCTATGTACATTATCATATACTGTTGACTGATCACTAATTAACAAATGGATATCAGACAGATCGGCAAGATATAATTTCTCCAAAGAAATAGCAACATCAAATACATCTTCTACTGAAGTGCGAAGTCTAGTCCCAAATCTAAGTTGTTCTTTTAACACAAATTCTCCGAAGACGTTATTATTTTTTAAATATTGATGAACAGGTTGATTATAAATTTTACCAAGATACGAATCGGTCTGCGCAACTTTTTTACACCAATTTTTTAAAACTATAGGAAACATATTTTCTGGATATGTTATTCCAACTGAAACACTGTTAGAAAAATATTTTTGTAAAACAGAAATTTGATCAACCCTATGGGTCGGAATCACAAATTGAGTAATGTTTTCTGCCTTGATAATATCAGCCAATGTACAACAATCTTCATGAGACCATTCTTTAAAATACCACAAGTTTGATTCAAACAACTCTTTAAATGATAAATCTAAGGTAGGACTAATTCTTCCTGAGTCGGTAAAATTAAAATTGGTTACAACACCACGATACTGATTGTCGGACAGCAACAAACTTTGAATAAAATCTCCCCCACTACCGGGCTCCCAATACAGAATTATTATATTAAACATAATCTATACAAAAAAAATAATCGCCATACCCCGGGTTTGTTTTACCTAATAAATTTAAAAATTTTATTAACTTCAATCTGTTTGAATTCTTAAACCAAGTTGAAAC